GACGGTATGTACTCCTACATCATAAACGGCACAGACGATATAGCATACGGTTGGGTCATTAGCGCGAACGCTGCGTTTATCGGCGGAGTTCGTGGTATCTCCTTCAGGCTGATAACGAATGAGTGCCAGACTGCGCCTGTAAGCCCAGAGGTTCAGGCAGTGTTCGACCGTATGTCTGCCCTGACTCAGACCGAGAAAGATGCTATCGAGGTCTTTGTAGACGGTATGGTTGTTGAGGGCCTGTGGGATGATGTCTTTGAGTTCTACGCACCTTGCCTGAACGATACTGACTTCCTGACAGGGTTTAAAACCGACACTCTTGAAACAAGCTTCCCAGCGGTTCCTACCCATACCGCCGGTCAATATCTTGATTTCGCCAACAACGCACAACACGTATTGGAAGGCCGTCAATTCCAAACGTACTTGGTCCCGGACATTTTCTTCGGTGCCTACGTTGTGATGTACGATGGTGATACAACAGGTAACTCCGATATATACGGCTTGCAGAATGCCGGTGCTCAAACCTATCTGCGGTGGCGCGGTACTGACACCAGCGACTTCAACGAGCACGTTGGGCAAGTCAGTGCGGCTAACAGATCCGCAGCTAACCAGCGGCCCACAGGTGACTTCATAGGATTAGGTCGTACAGGCGGTACTACCTACAACCTTCAGCCCGGCGGCCCCACTCTAATAGGGGTTCAGCCTTTTGTTATCCACCCGGTTGGCGGACCCATTCAGTGGCACGGTATCTGGGCTGACGGTGCTCCAACAGCCGGTAATATGGCCAACTCACGGTACTCCTGTATGATGTCAATGGCGGCTCCGGCTCCGGCGGACATAGGAAAAGTACGGAATTTAGTGCTGGTCTTTTTAAACGCGATTGGCGTATCGGGCGTACCCATCCCATAGGAGGCAATATGCGATTACTGACCGTAGTTCTAGTAGCCCTCCTGGCAGCCTGCACCACTACGCCGGCGGGTGAGGCCATAGACAGGGGCCAGTACGCTGATATGGCCTCTACGTTGGCAGCCCTGACTGTAGAGGGGGCTGCGGAGGCCAACCCAGTTGGGCTGGCTGTAATCCCGGTAAAGCTATTCGTGGGTTACTTGATAGAGACTAAGCTGGAAAAGTGCAGCGACAGAGGCGACGCGGCCTACGTGATGAATACGTTTGCATACGGATTCACGGCCAATAACCTCGCTGTACTGGCTGGCGTATCAGCAGCCCCTTATGTAGGGCTCGCGGGTGGTATACTATATTGGTGGTTCCAGGAGGATCTGGACCCGGAAATATATGAATGCCCAGATCCCAACTGGATCAGAGGCGGACCGAATAACGTAGGTATGTAATACCGCGTATAATAAGGGAAAACACCGATCAGTATACTGGTCACTGGGCACGGCTTTAGGCCGACATTTTAACGAAAAAAGGGCACTATCATGCAATTTGCAGAAGCAGACATGGACACCACCGAGCTGGCGATTGAAGGTTCTAATAACCGCTACCGCGGGGACGAGGTCCTGGCAGTGAAATTCACCTGGCGGGCCAAGAAGAACCAGACCGAGTCCGACAAACAGGGCCGGCCTATCTTCAAGGATGTGGCATACGTCACCATTATGACCCCCGGCAACAAGGACAGCATTATCGAGCGTCCAGCCACCGAGATGGACAAAGCGCGCTTTGCCAAACACTACCGGATGTTCCAGGACCGGGAAGACCAGAGCAAAATCGAAGGTGTGCCTCTGTCAGAGTGGCCCTGTATGACCCGCTCGATGGTCGAGGAGCTGAAATACTACAACATTCAGACCGTGGAGCAGTTAGCCGGGGTCAGTGACTCAAACGCCCAGGGCATTATGGGTATTGCTGCGCTGAAGCAAAAAGCGGCGGACTATTTAGTCGCCAGCAAAGACGAAGCCACTTCAATCGCCCTGGCTGCCGCCGATAACCGTCTTGAAGCTCTCGAAGCCCGCTTGGAGGAGCTGAGCAGCGAAAACAAGAGACTGGTTGAAGGGGCAGCCGGCGGCGACCAGGCTGCGCCCGCGCCATTGCCCGTACCCCCCGATATGGCGGCTATGATTGCCACCGCAGTAGCGGCGGCTATGCCAGCCCAGGGTATCCCGGAGGTTGAACAGTCGGGTGCATTGGACGCCACGGCCAATTCTAAGATGGCGTCTTCTGAGGGTACTACCGCACCTACGGCTGATATTAGCGGCAGTATAGAGGAGCCTGCGGAAGACAAAGCGCCCACGCTAGCGAGCCGCGCACCGACTACAAAGGCGGCTACTCGCCGTCGCCGGACAGCCAAAACGGAGTAACGTATGGCCCGATTTGATACAGCTGGCGACATCGTAAACAGTGCTGCTGTTGAGGTAGGCCTGCTCAGCGTCTCAGACCCGTATGCGTCTGGTGACATCACGTTCATACAGCTCCGTGAGCTGTTGAACGCGGCTGGGCGGGAGCTGGTCAAATTGCATTTCTGGCAGGGCCTTACCCAGGTGTTTGAATTCACCACATCGGACACCGATTCGGGCACCTACGACCTGCCGCCCGATTTCTCCGCGATGATCCCGCAAACCGGTTGGGATAAGACCAACCGGGTGTCTATGGGCGGGCCCCTGTCCGCCCAGGATTGGGCTTATCTGGACGGCAGGGACCTCGTAAGCCAGTCCATATACGCCAGTTTCCGGCTGGTGGACAACAAACTTGATATATACCCCCAGCCACCGCCTGATGGCTTGCTCATCCGGTTTGAGTATGTTAGCCGTAACTGGGTGGTGGAAGCGGACCAAACAACCCGCAAGGACAGGGCTTCGCTGAGCAGCGATGTTGTCCGGTACGACCCTATTTTGATAACCAAGTACCTTAAACTGAAATACCTGGAGGCCAAGGGCTTCGAGTCGTCCAAAGCGGCGCTGGATTTCGAGAATATGTTCCTGTCTATGACGGGCCAGGACGAGGGCGCGGCTATATTGTCCGCGTCACGCAATAGCGGGGGCTTCCCGTATTTGAACGCCTATCGAAATACCGGTGATACCGGTTTTGGGAATTGATAGATGCCCCGCCGCCGCACTAAAGGCCGCCTGGCTTACGCGGCTCCGCCTACGTCGGTAAGCCATACGGTACCGGCGAGCACCGCCGGCATTGATGCGCTCAGTTCCCTGTCCGGTATGCCGCCTGACAGTTGTTTTTACACCTTCAACCTGATGCCCAGCGAGTACGGTATGCGCCTGCGTAAGGGGTACCGAGAGTGGGCTACAGGTATCGGAACAACCCATTTTGAGATCCGCAGTATCCTGCCTTTCGAGGGCCAGACCCAGGACCCGGTAAACGATAGGCTGTTTGCGGTCACCCCGGACGGCATTTACGACATAACGCTGTTTAATACGGACACCCCCACGCAGGATGTGGTGTTTCTCGACAATTCAGCAGACGCCGGCTACGGGGTCCACACCGAATTCACCACCGACTCGGGTGACCAGATCCTATATTACGCAGACGCCTTAAATGGACTGCACTCGTACACGGAAGGTACCGGGCTGTGGACAATACCGGCCTTCACAGGAGGCCCTACGGCAGCCGCTACGGAGTTTGTCACCGTACACAAGCAACGAATATGGTTTGCCGAGCGCGACAGCTCCGTGGGCTACTACTCGGAGGTAGGGGCTATCGCCGGCACCCTGACCCCATTCCACTTCGGTAACAAATTCAAGCACGGCGGCAACCTGATGGGTATGTGGTCCTGGACCGTGGACGGCGGCGACGGCGTCGATGACCTGTTTGTGGTATTGAGCCGCGGCGGAGACGTCCTGATATACAAGGGGGAAGACCCCTCACTCATCGACCCGGCGCAGACCGCGATACCGTGGTCGCTTATCGGCTCCTGGTTTATCGGTGAAATACCCGAAACCCGGCGCGCGGTGCTCCAGTACGGCGGCGATTTCTACATCCTGTCCACCTTTGGGCTCGTATCCCTGGGAGACTTGCTGCAGGGGGTGGACTCAAGCGATGCCCGGGCCAGCCCTTCAGCCAGCATAAACCGGGTACTCCGACAGCGGGTAATAGACCGCAAAGACAGCTTCGGGTGGTCGATAAACTCCCACCCGGGGGACGGATTCCTGCAAATTGTGGAGCCGTTCACCGAGGCGAAAGACGCCCGGCAGTACAACCAGAACCTGCGGCCCTCCGCCGGGGGGTTCTGGCAGGACGTCCCAATGATGTGCGCGCACACCTGGAACGGTGACTATTTCA